AGACAGTAAAAACAATTCGGCAATCTGCTAGAGATAGCGCATTAGCCTATGCCGCAAAGCATGGGTTTGTAGCACCGCCGCGAGAGGAAAGATCACCGGCTGAGCTGCGGAGGCTCTAGCATGCGACCTCTATTAATCACTATTTTTTTACTAGGCTCAATCCTACTGGTATCAGCCAATGATTCAGAGCTAGAGCGGGATGCAGATCAGAACTATTGCGAAATGGTTGCTCTTTATGAGCAATCAAATGATGATTTAGGGTGGCCTGATTATAAAAATACATATCAGGGGTGTAAATAACATGGGTACATTAACCAGTTTGAATATCCACGACGTTGTGGACGTACAGAGCAGTAGAGAAGTTATTAGTTCAAAAGGCAGTTCCTTCACTGTGACAAGATATTGCTTCATAGATAGCGAAGGAAATTGGCTTACTGTTAAGGCTTTTTTAGCAGAGGAGCAGGACAAATGAGTGCAGAGATTACAAAAATTTTAATGGAAAATATGCCCGAATTGATTACAGACGATAAAGTTGAGCCGACAGAACTAGTGCTAGATATTGTATGGCGGCACTTGCGAAATATTCAGCCCGACTTGCTAGAGGTGGCGATCGGTGACGATATAGAGAAATTTGATAATCTTATCTACGACTTAGCTGATCACCAGTGGATTTCTACCGCTAAGGATATTCAGAAATTTACGCTCCAAAGATTACGCGCAGTAGCTTATGAAACGATCATGGGCTACGAATCATCAATTTTAAACGCGCACCACTGCTTATGATGACCTCAATTGCTTGTATTGCGATGGCTATCTACTTCGAGGCTCGATCAGAGTCTTTAGAGGGGCAGGTAGCCGTAGCTAATACGATAATCAATAGAGTTAAATCCCCTGACTATCCCAACACTCCCTGCGAAGTTACTAAGCAAGCTAAGTATTGGGCAGGTCATCCTATTCGCCATCAATGCCACTTTTCTTACTGGTGCGATGGAAAACCAGAAACGATTGATGATGAAGAGGCTTATACCTTGGCTTTATCAATCGCTATCCACGCTGAAACAACTTTGGTTGATATTACTGACGGTTCTGTTTTTTACCATCGTGACGATGTTGAGCCGTATTGGTCAAAAGGCTTGGATGTTAAACGCAAGATAGGTAGACACATATTCTATAATAACAGGGATTAGGGCATGGATGAGACTGAGCGCGTACAAAATCAAACTACAGATGAATGGATTAACGAATACAACGGCATCAAACCCTTTAATCACATGACCATTTTGCCAGATGGCTCTGGGCAAATTACTGGACTCATTGCGGAAAAAGAGTTTGCGCTTTTGCTAATCGAAGAGGGAATTACCTTTAAATGGTGCGGGTCTGACAAAGGTCCGTATGATTTTGTCATAAAGATTAATGGTGAAATAATAACTCTGGACGTAAAGTGTAAGAAGCGAAATGTTAAGCCATCTAGTCAATATGATGCCCATGTAAATTCTTATCAAAAAAATTACGACTGTAGAATATATGTTTTTTCTTCAATGACTGATGATGTAGTCACTTTTATGGGTTGGTGTGGGAAAAAAGAGTTTTGGAATAAGGCAAACATCGTAAAAAAGGGAGAGAAAGACAGTGAGGGATTTGCTGAAAAAACGGAGTCTGGGAAGATTAAATATAATCAGCTTAGGAAAATGTCAGATTTTATTGAAATAGCAAAGCGTAATAAGAAACCGCAAATGTAGTATTCTAAAATCAAGATAGGTAGGCATATTTTTTATTAATCAAGGGGTGAAATTAAAAATTAATAGCACCCCCAGTTAGGAGAAGCTATGACTCAAGAAATGCAGGTACTCAAGCACATAAATCGATATGGCAAAATAACTAGCATGAAAGCATTCCAGAAATACGGAATAACTCGGCTTGCAGCTAGGATTTATACCTTACGCAAGAAAGGCTACGCGATTAAAACTGCGACAAATAGAAATGGCAGAGCAGGATATGCTATCTACTCAATAGGCTAGCCTTTTTTAAAAAAACTGATACACTTCACCCCTAGCTTGAGGCTAAAAGCAATCACTGGGGGTGAATGTGTTAAAGATAGAATATGTCGCTACGGACGACTTAATACCGTATATCAACAATTCACGCACTCACTCTGAGTCGCAAATTAAGCAAATCGCTGCCTCTATTAGCGAATTCGGCTTCACTAATCCTATTCTTATTGACGAACAGAACACCTTGATAGCAGGTCATGGCAGACTGCTAGCAGCTGACTTTCTTTCGCTTAGTAAAGTTCCATCTATCCAATTAACTGGTCTTACAGACGAGCAACGTCAGGCATACGTTATTGCGGATAACAAACTGGCATTAAATGCTGCATGGGACGAAGAGATGCTAAAGCAGGAGATAGAAACCCTGCAAATGCTAGATTTTGATATAAGTTTCATAGGTTTTAATGTTGATGAATTAGCCTATATGCTTAACAGTGATGATGACCTTGATATAGATATCACAGAGGAAACATATAAAGAAAATCAAAACTTTTTGATTAAATGCGAAACTATTGAGGAAATGGAGCAACTTCAGGGCTTTTTGCGTTCAAAAAAAACCGAAATTGCCTATAAAGAATTTGAAAAACTAATGGTTAAAAGATGAGAATTTTTTGTCAGATACCACATCCTACGGGAAATACCATATCTGCTTACATAAAAAACGCTATATGGATTAATAAAGTCTTAGAAGATAAAGGACATAAAGTTGATGTTTTCTATTCTAATACTCAAGAAAGAATCAATCCTAGCGTTCAGTATGACCTTTTGGTATCACATTATGGTTCTGCTTTTTTTAGACCTCATAAAAAATTAAAAGCATTGTTTGTTAATAATAATTCGCCTTATATATGGATTGCCAACGAATACGATGTAGCTCCAAACTCTTTTTTTAATAATCAATTAAAGGAAAGACCATCGTATATTTTAGCCAATTATGATTTTATTAATAAATTTAAATCTGTTAAAAACAAGGTAACAAAAAATTTAAATCTTATACTTTTCAATGAGTTTCAGACTGTTAAAGAAAAAAAGTATGACCATATTTACTTTGGAACTCATAGACCAGATAGGAAAAAATATCATGGTATATATTTAAAAAAGAATATTTATCTTTCTTGTAAGAATAAAAACTCTATTGAATTTAAAAAAGATGGCAGCACTTCACCCTTAATTAAAGAATTGGACATTAGCAGAGGTGATTTGAGTCTTTTTAGATTTAGCTTATATATTGAGGATGTTTCAACTCATACAAGATTTAATAATTTATCCAATAGATTCTACGAAAACATTGGAAGCAATGTAGTAACTCTGTTTGACATAAACTGTTTGCCAAATATAAAAAAGGCAGGTCTTGTTGGATATGAACCTTTTATTGTTTCTTGTAATGAAGATTTAAACAATTATTCTGCTGATAACTATGAAGAATTGATGAGTCTGCAAATGAAGTGGAAGATTGACGCTATAAACCAAAGATTGAATCTTGAAAAAGATATTGTTTTATTTTTTGAGAATGCTTGCGAAAGCAATAAGGATAGTCAATGAAAGTGGGCAATCAAGGTGACGGTGGTGGAAGACCCGCTACAGAATTTGACCAAAATCAAATAAATCTGGTAGAGAAACTCGCCGCAGTATTAACAAAAGCCCAATTATCTGATTACTTTGGTATATCGGAAACTACTTTTAGGGCAGTGGAAGAGAGACAGCCTGAGGTTTCTGATGCCTATAAAAAAGGAAAAGGCAAAGCTATAGCAAGCGTGGCTAGTAATCTTGTAAACCAAGCGCAGAACGGTAACACAACTGCGGCTATCTTCTACCTTAAGACTCAAGCAGGTTGGAAAGAGCAAGACACAACCACAATATCTACTAACGAAAACAACATCATACAGATAGTCCGTGCAACTAAGCCTGACTGAGCCACAAGAAGAGTTCGTATGCTCCGAAGCCAAGTATCCTGCTCTAGTCGGTGGGCTTGGTAGTGGAAAGACAGTAGCGGGAATATCTAGGCTTAGTTGCCTGATGCTTCAAGACCCTAGTGTAAACGGTGCATATTATATGCCGACCTATGATTTGCTTAGGTTACGCGCATTGTCTGGGCTTGAAGAAGAATTAGAAAAGCTAGGGCTATCATTCAAAACTAACCGCTCTGAGTACACTGTGCAGATTCACGGCTACGGCATGATTATCTTGCGTAGTTATGACCGACCTGAGCGAATCGTTGCCTATGAGGTAGCGCATAGCATCGTTGACGAGTTAGATACCCTGCCCAAAGATAAAGCTGCGCTAGTGTGGCGAAAGATAAGTGAGCGCAATCGCCAAAAGTGTAAGCATCCTGCAGGTAATACAATCGGCTGTGTAACTACGCCAGACCAAGGATACAGCGGGTTCGTATATCAAAAGTGGGTAAAGTCATTACAAGATGGCTATACGGTTATCAATTCACCTACAGCATCCAATCCTTTTTTGCCTGACGGCTATATTCAACAGATTAGAGATAACTACGACCCAGTTCTGGCTGATCTATTTTTGCAAGGTGAGTTTGTAAGTCTATCTGCTAACAAGGTTTATCATTTCTTCGCTAGGGAAAAACACCACACAGACCGCACGATTACTGACGCTGACAAGTTTCTGCATGTCGGAATAGATTTCAACATAGGTGGCTGCTGCGCGATAGTTAGCGTCATTGAAGGCAAAGACCCGATTACAGTAGACGAATTTATAAGTCACGATACTAGAGATTTCTGTGCGCGTTTATCTAAATATGAGCAAGCAGGTCGGAAAATAACCGTATACCCTGACGCTAGTGGGAAGTCTGGTAGCACTAACGCTACTGGGTCAGATATTGATATAATACGGCAACACGGATACGCTATAGATTGTCCGAAAGCAAATCCTATGGTCCGAGACCGTATCAATGCTGTAAACGGATTGCTATCGCACGACCGATGGCTAGTAAATACGGATACCTGTCCACAATTAACTGATGCGCTAGAATCGCAAGGTTATTTAAAAGGACAACCCGAAAAGTTCAGTGAACATCCTGCTATAGACGACTGGGTTGATGCGGCAGGTTATTTTATCAACCGCAAATGGTCGCTGGGCAGACCAATCGTGGTAACAGATATAGGTATGTCACGATGATAGACTTCAAGAATCCAAAATATAGAGACAACGTAGAAAAGTGGGAATTAGTAAATGACATTTGCGATTCCAACAACCTCAAAAAGTATTTAGTTCAATTAAACCCCAGAGATGTATCTGTTGAGAATGTAGAGCGCAACTCGCAGTTCTTTAAGCGTAGTGTATTCGCAGCAGTCGCAGGATATACCAGTCGCGGGTTCGTAGGTAAAGCATTCACAAAGCCCCCAACGCTAGAAGTTCCTGATGAGCTTGCTTATGTATCAACGAATGTAAACGGTGCAGGCGCATCTATCTATCAACAATCGCAGGAAGTTATGCGCGATGTCATTCGCGTTGGTCGCTGTGGTTTATTGGTAGATTTTCCCACCACAGAAGGCGAAGTATCACGCGCTGATATTCTTAGCGGCAACATCTTCGCTACTATCACTCGATTTGATTGTAGAGACATTATTAACTGGCAGACTAAGCGAATCGGTTCTAAGGTTATGCCAACTCTCGTTGTATTAACTTCAACAGTAAGTGAGCCAAAGTCTGACGGATATGAACATGAAGTAAAAGATATTTGGATAGAATTAGCGTTAGAAGAGGGCGTATATGTGCAGCGTGAGTGGCGCAAAGATAATCACAACGATTTCTATATACACAGCGAGACCATTCCACGCGATGGATTCGGTAATACATTAGACTATTTGCCTTTTGTATTTATTGGCTCAGAAATGAATACAACCAATGTTGATCACCCTCCTATGTACGATTTGGCTAAAATAAATCTAGGCCACTACAATAACTCCGCTATATACGAAGACTCAGTATTTACAGTCGGGCAGGTTCAACCGTGGATGTCTGGGCTAAATCAAGAAACTATTGAACTAATGCAATCAAATAATATGTATATCGGCTCAGGTAGATTAATAGGCGTTCCATCAGGTGAAACCTTTGGCTTTGCTCAGGCGAGGGGTAATATGCTTGCTCGTGAAGCCATGATGGATAAAGTTGAGCTAATGATTGGTTTAGGCGCAATGTTTATGCAGTCAGGTGGTGCGGCTAAGACAGCTACCCAGATAGATGGTGAGTTAATGTCTCAGCACTCAGTTTTATCACTGATAGCTCACAATGTTTCGGAAGCCTACTACGATGCCCTTAAAATGGCAGCGCAATTTATGGGAGTCGGTGGCGATGCTGAGTGTAAATATATTATCAGCCAAGACTTTATTGACCCTAAAGCAGACGCGCAAATGCTGAACGCTGTGGTTGCTTCATTCTTGCAAGGTGTTCTGCCGATTAGTGATCTATTTGCTTGGCAGAAGAAACACGGTCTGATTCATGCCGAAAAAGAGCTTGATGATTATCAAGAAGAAATCGGTATGCAAGGCGGCATGGTTGACCTAGAGGAAGACTAATGGCTACAGCACCAGAGGAGCTAATAAACATAGCGACTCGTCACCAAGTCTATCTCGAAAGGCTAAAGACAGGCGAAGCTAACAAGGTTGGCGATTTTCTAAAGAAGATTGACCAATCTGTTACTGCGCGTTTAGCTAATAGGGACTTAACAGAGTTCTCACGAGATAGGCTTAACCAGTTGTTGCTTTCTGTGAGGTCAGACATGGCGATATTGGCGCAGGAGTTCACTAACACAGTGGCCTTGCAGTCTATTGACTTAGCTGATTACGAATCCAGTTTTGAGATTAAGGCGTTAGGTCAAGTTGCCGCTGCTGACTTTGTTGTGCCTACTGCTGCTGCATTAGAGTTTGCCGTATTTAACAATCCATTAACTATAGTAGGCGCAGACAATGGTAAGTTGCTAAAGCCTTTTGTTAAAGGATTGACTGAAAGGACTCTAGAAAGAGTTAGTGGTGCAATATCTGCCGGATATTACGAAGGACAGACCACTAATCAAATCTTGCAAGCTGTGCGTGGTACTAGGGCTAACAAGTTTACAGATGGTGTATTGTTTCAAATGAACAACGCAGCCAAGACTATTACCAGAACTGCACTACAACACGCAGCCGTTCAATCAAGGGAACAAGTCTGGCAGAATAATTCTGATATAGTAAAAGCCGTTAGATGGGTTAGCGTACTAGATAGCAGAACCTCCCCGCAGTGCCGTTTCTACGATGGTCAGCAATTTCCTATAGACAAAGGACCACGACCACCTATCCACCCGAATTGTCGCAGCACTATAGTCGCAGTGTTAGATGATAGATTTGCTTTCTTGCGTGAAGGAGCCACCAGAAGTGCGCGAGGAGCAGACGGGAAAGTAACTTCTATTCCTGCTGACCAAACTTACTACGGTTGGCTAAAAAAACAACCTGCTGCGTTTCAAGACTCGGCTATAGGCAAAAGCAGGGGTGCGTTACTCCGCAGAGGCGGTTTAACTTCTGAAAAGTTTACTAAGTTACAGCTAAATAAGAATTTTGAACCAATGACTTTAAAAGAAATGAAGGCTTTAGAACCAGTAGCATTTGAAAAAGCAGGATTGGACTAGCATTGACATAAAATTTTTGCAAGTTACAATGACCGAATCGTAAGTTGGGCTTACTTTAATCACAGGGTGATAAAATGATTGAATATCAGTTAAAAAGTTTAGAAGACATTGACGAAACCTTACACGGACTCTACGAGCAAACAGATACAGGGTATCAGCTTAAAGTCACAGGGATTCCTGCACCAGATCAAGAAGATTTGACTGGTCTCAAGAATAAAGTCGATGAATTGTTGCGAGAAAAGAAAGCAGCATCGCAGAAAGCACGAGAAGCCACGGAACAGGCAGAAGCAGCAAGACTTGAAGCGGCAAAGAAAGGCAATGACACTGAGGCTTTAGATAAATCTTGGCAAGAAAAGTTTAATGCTAGGGAAGTCGAGCTAAAGAAAGAGCTAGATGCAATGTCAGGCACTCTTGTGAAATTAACGAGTGGGCAAACGGCAACGAAGATAGCAGCAGAGATAGCAGTTCAAGGTTCGGCAGATGTTTTACTGCCACACCTAGAAAAGCGATTGAAAACAGAATTTAGAGAAGGCAGTCCTGTTACTGTTGTTCTCGACAAAGATGGTAAGCCTTCGGCTATGTCAGTTGAGGAGCTTAAAGCAGAATTCCAGAATAGCGCGGCTTTTGCTCCGTTAATTGTGGGAACTAAGGCCAATGGCGCAGGGCGTACAGGTGGCAATGAATCTAGCGGGGCTAGAGTCAATGAAATAAGTCGGTCAGAATTTGACCGAATGAACCAAGCGCAACGCGCAAACTTCGCCAAAAATGGCGGTAAACTTAAAGATGATTAAAGGTAAACTCTCATGGCTAATGTTCTTACTGACTTAGCGGCAGACATCTACAAAGCGGCAGACATCGTTGGTCGTGAGCTTGTTGGTGTTATCCCTTCCGCGACAATTAACTCAGATGCTACAGAACGCGCAGCACAAGGCGATACTATTCGTTCCTTCGCTACACGTAATGCGACTGTTACAACTGTTTCACCGTCAATGACTATTCCCGAAGGTACTGACCAAACTGTAGATAATAAGACGATGGCTCTTAGCACTACAGCATCTGTTCAGATTCCGTGGACAGGCGAAGACATGAAGCACGTTAACAACGGCGCAGGATTTGAAACTATTTACGGTGATCAGATTCAGCAAGCTATGCGCGCCATCTCTAACCAAATCGAATCCGAAGTTGCGACTGATGTTGCTAACAATGCTTCACGCGCATTTGGTACTGCCGGCACAACTCCTTTCGGTAGTAACTTTGCCGAAGTTGCTGAGATTCGCCAGATTCTCGTAGATAACGGTATGCCTTCAAATGACGGTATGGCTTCTATTGTAATGAACAGCGTTGCGGGTACTAACCTGCGTCAGCTCGCTTCACTGCAATCAGTCAATACTGCGGGTTCTAGCGACCTGCTCCGTCAAGGCACTTTGCTCGACCTCCAAGGCTTGATGATTAAAGAGTCTGCGGGTATTGCAAGCCACACCAAAGGCACTGGCGCAAGCTACATCACTGACGGCACTTACGCTGTTGGCGATACTGCAATTACAGTTGACGGCGGTACTGGTACTATTCTTGCAGGTGATGTAATAACTTTTGCGGGCGACACTAACAAGTATGTCGTAACTGGCGCTCTTTCAGGTGGTGTTGTAACTATCGGTGCTACTGGTCTACGCGAAACTCTCGCTGATGGCGTTGCTCTGACTGTTGGCGATAGTCATACTGCTAACATCGCTTTCCACAAGGCTGCTGTTGAAGTTGGTATGCGTCCAATGGCTCAACCTGCCGGCGGTGACGCTGCTGTTGACCGTCTGACAGTACAAGACCCAGTTAGCGGTCTGGTGTTTGAAGTAGCTGCCTACAAAGGCTACAACAAGGCAATGTTTGATGTGTCTTGCTTGTACGGCTACAAAGTATGGAAGCCTGACTTCGCTGCTGTACTTCTCGGCTAAACGGAATGGGGTGGCTTCGGTCGCCCCTTTTCCCTTTCTGAGGTTATCATGGCAAAAGATTCAAGACTCACTCGTTTAGGTCTGGATAAGTACAACCAACCAAAGCGCACTCCTAACCATCCGACCAAATCTCATGTTGTTGTCGCAAAAGAAGGTGATAAAGTGAAAACGATTCGCTTCGGACAACAGGGAGTTTCCGGTTCACCAAAACGCGCAAATGAAAGCAAAGCTGACGCTGCTCGTAGAGCTTCTTTTAAAGCAAGACACGCAGAAAATATAAAGAAAGGCAAAATGAGTGGCGCATACTGGGCAAACAAGGTTAAGTGGTAATTATTATGTATAACAAAGGCAAAAAAAAGAAGCCGAAAGGCAAGTAGGAATATCAAATGGCTACCTTGATTGTTGAGAATGGCAGCATAGTTACAGGTGCTAATACATATGTCACTATAGCTGAATACACGGCCTATGCTGAGGGCTTTGGCGTTACTGTTGAAGATACCAATGTTTTTAAAATACAGCTAATAAAAGCAGCGCAATATATCGCTAGCAAAGAATCGCAGTTAATGGGTGATATGGTAGAAAGGTATCAGCCTCTATCTTACCCAAGGAATAATCTTACTGATTTAGATAACTTCAGTTGGCAGAATAACGAAATACCTACATTGGTCAAAAATTGCCAGATGTCACTAGCTTTAGACATACAGGCAGGTGAAGATTTGTATAACCTTTCTCAGTCTAGCGCAGTAGGCGTTAAAAGCGAAGAAGTGAAAGGCGCAGTGAAAGTCGAATACGCTATATCTGACAGCCAAAGAATCGCTAGACACTCGCGTAGCCAATCATTGCTTGCTGCCCTTATGATTCGTGGCGGTTTGGGTGTGCCTTTGGTGATGGGCTAATGAGTACAGCTTTCTACAACAGCATAGCAGCCACTGCCTCTAAGTTGATTACTAAGTTTGGTGCTGTAGGTGAAATTAAACGCACCACAGGAGGCACTATTGACCCTGTAACAGGCGTTCCGACAGCAGGAACTACGGTTACATATACCCCAAATACAATCGTTCAGAAGTACGCTGACGAGCTTATAGATGGTGCTAGAATATTGAGCAGTGACAGAATGATTATTTTAGATAACACTATAGAGCCTGTTTCTACTGATACGATCACCATTGGCGGTGAAAACTGGTCTATTGTATCGATCAGAGAATCAAATCCTGCGGGTATTCCGTTGGTCTACTTTGTACAGGCCAGAAGATAATGAGAATTACCGACCCTAGTGACATAGTTAAACGAGCAGAATCTACACTGGATGAATTTGTTAGAGCTGTAAAGATTGACTTATTTACTGGTGTGATTGAAAACACAAGAGCTGATACTGGCCGAATGAAAGGTAACTGGCAAACTACAGTCGGTATGTCGACTGGAAGTGTTTTAGATACAACGGATAAGGGTGGTGCTAAAACTATTAATAATATGGGAAGGAAAGTTGGTGGTGCAGGTGAAACTACTTATCTGACTAACAACGTCCCTTATGTTGGCATTTGGGAACAGCGAGACGGAATGGTTGCGACAAATATTGCTAGGCTAGAAACAATTATCAGGAAGAACAAATGAGCATCAAAATAGACCAAGCATTTGTGCAGTCTTTTGTTGATGGGGATTTTGCTCTACCAGTTAATTACGAAAATATGCCCTACACACCTGTATCTGGTACAGCGTATGCAGAGCTAATACACTTACCAAACGCTATAGATTCTTTGTCTCTTTCTGATATAAATGAAACAAGCGGAATCTTTAGAGTTATATTGCGTTATCCTATTGATGGCGGGGCTATCACTCCAAAAGCGAAAGCAGAGGAGATAATGGCGCATTACCCAATTGGGAGTAGCGTTGCATATTCTGGACAATCTGCGACAATACGCTCAGTAAGCCGCCAAGCCGGAAGTGTTGAAGATGCTTGGTATACAATTGTCGTTTCGATACGATATATTTCATTTATAACGAGGTGATTTATGCCTGATTCAGTGCAAACTCTTGTCGAAACCACGATTAGTGTTTCGGCTGCTTTACCCGCAACATACGATGACGCAGGTTACGATGCGTTGACTTTCACGCTCATAGGTCAAGTAACTGATTGGACTCCTGCAGGACAGGTTTACAATGTTGTTACGAGCAACCCTATAGCACAAAGAAGCACCGATAAATATAAAGGTACTTTTAATAATGGCGCAGATTCTATTACGGTGAACCGTGATGATGATGATGCCGGCCAAGTTCTTGTTCTTGCAGCATTGACAGCAGATACAGATTATTCTTTCAAGGTCGAGTACCGTGATGGAACAATGGACTATTTCACTGGCAAAGTTGCTTCATTTGATACTGTCGCTGGGGGCGCGGACTCAATAGTTCAAAGGACTATTAGTTTGGAGCGCACTCGTTCGACAGTTACTTCATAGGTAACTCAGAATGGATTTAGCGCAATTTGATTTGAAAGAAGCTGCGAATAGTGGCATTTCCGTTGAGTTGGCTCACCCTGTTACTGGTGAGTTGTTAGAGGATGATAAAGGCAAGACTCTTGTTATCAAGGTTCTTGGTAAAGACTCCGCTAAATGGAATCAAACAGCTAAACGAATACAAGCTAAAAACGCAAATAAGTACCGCAATGGAAAAGTGCCTGAGGCTGAAGTAGAACGCTCACTTCGTGAGATTCTAGCTGAATGCACTGTCTCTTGGTCGAACATCGTTTACAACGAGGAAGTTCTCAAGTGCAGTAAAGAGAATGCCCTAATGTTATACGAGAAGCGATCATGGATTGCGGAACAAGTGTTAGAAGCTGCCGCTGATAGGGCTAATTATTTTTTAGCTTAGACCAACTACTTGAAGATTATGTGCGGTATTGGGCTTGGCTCACTACTAATCAAAAAGGCGCAACGAAGGCAAGAATTGAGTCGATACCTGACCCAATTATGCCAGACATTGCGCCTTTTTCTTACCTAATAGATTTGCTTGCAACGATTGGTCCAAGCGAATTAACTTGGCAAGAAATAAGTAGTTGGTGCGGTTTGACAGGAATAACTTTAAGTGTGTGGGAAAGTAACACCATAAAAAGGCTTTCAGCAATTTATACATCTTGCGCTAATAAATACCACGACAGCACAATGGTATCACCGTATAAGAGTGTTGAAGCACCAAAAGTAAATGACGATGATATTAAATCAGCGTTACGTTTAGGGAATTTTAGGGATTAAACATGGCTACTGATTTATATACTGTAACCTTAAAAGCTGAATCAAAAGGCGTTAATAAGACAACCCAAGAAATGAATAAACTTGGAACGTCTGCGGGTCTTGCGACTAAGGCTTTTAAAGCGTTTGTTCCCCTCATTGCAGCAGCTTTTAGTGCAAGAGCTTTATCTGGCTTGGCTTCACAGGCTAATCAATTTAGTTCTGCTATGTCAGAAGTTAATACTCTACTTAGTGGCAATACTGAAATGCCAAGACTTACGCAAGAAGCTAAGAATCTTGCGGCACAATTTGGCGGCTCTCCTACTCAACAGGCTCAAGCGTTCTATCAAGCTATCTCAGCAGGTGCAGGTAACGCAGAGCAAGCTACTGCCCTTTTGACCGCTGCTAATAAACTGGCTATCGGCGGTGTTACTGATGTAACTACTGCGGTAGACGGCTTAACAAGTATTACGAATGCTTATGGCATAGAGACTAGCGAAGCATCTAGAGTGTCTGATGCGCTATTTGTTGCTATGCGAGCAGGTAAAACTACAGTCGGTGAGTTATCTGGCAGTATCGGTAAAGTTGCTGCTACGGCTGCTACGGCAGGGCTATCGTTTGAAGAAACCCTTGGCTCTATATCTGCACTCACCACGCAAGGTATCGCTACTGCGGAAGCGGTAACAGGACTTAAAGCAACGCTTTCTAATATATTGAAGCCAAGTAAGGCTGCATCTGATGCGGCAGAAGAATTAGGAATTGATTTTAGCCTTGCAGGTTTACAGTCTAAAGGTTTAGCAGGATTCTTAGATGAATTGATTATTGCTACTGGTGGAAGCGAAGCAAAGCTGCTTGATTTATTCGGTAGCACAGAAGCACTAAACACAGTATTTGCTTTAACAGGTGGTGCAGCTGAAACATTTAGCGGAATTATGGTCGATATGACTAACTCCGCAGGGCAGACAGATACAGCTTTTAACAAAGTATCTAATACGATGTCACAAAAGTTAGACGTTTTAAAAGGTAAGTTTGCGGTTACTGGAGTAGAACTAGGAAACTTTATTGTTACTGCAAGCACTCCATTCGTAGATGTACTGAATGCAAACTATGATGATTATATTCAATACTTCAAGAATCTATTTACTGCAACGAAGACAACATTAAATGCGCTAATCCAATTATGGGCTCCTTGGGCTACACAAGTTTCTAAAATTGTAAGCAATTTATTTGAATTCATAGCTAAATTATTTTCGCCTTTAATCAAAGTCGCAACTTCTATGCTTAAAGTTTTTTTAAACCTTTTTTATGGCACTTTTAGGTTTATCACTACTAGTGCGGAAACTGCTGTTAGAAATATAGTTGATACTTTTCGTAATGGTTTCACTATATTTATTCCTCGTTTCATTGAAACAACAAAAATTCAAATTGTAGCTTTTTATGAAACCATGGCCGTTAAAGCTAAGAGTTTTTATCAGACAGAATTGAATACTGAAAAACAATTAGCAGAAATAAACACAAGAAAAGCTAATTCTCTTGCTGCTGTAACTCAAAAATATGCAGACCAACAAAAGGCAAGTTTTAATCTTGCTGACCAAACAAATATAACCACAGGATTTTTTAATACTTTAGAAGCCAGTGTTGATGTTGTTAAAACTACGTTTGGCGAAATGAATACAGCTACTACGACATTGGACGATTCAGCAATTGATTTAGATAGCAGCCTTGCAGGAATAAATACTCAAACGCAAGCATTAGAAACTAATAACATCAATGCAGTTGTTGCTCTTGATAACTCAACTGCTGCAACAAAAAGAAATAAAGACGCTCAAGAAATACATAAGAACATGATTGAAAATGTTCAAAAGTCTTTCGGTGATTTAATCTATAAAACCTTAGATGACGGAAAATTAAACTTCAAATCATTCTTTAGTTCTGTTCTTGATGGATTTAAAAGAATGATTGCAGAACTTGCCGCTCAAAAAATTATGAACGCTATCTTTGGTAATGGCGGTCTTAATGGATTCTTGTCTAGTCTTTCTGGCGGTTTCAGCTCAATATTTGCGACTATAGGAAGCAGCATTGCTTCAATGGCATCAAAAGCTGCATCGGGAATAGCTTCTATTGTAGGTGGTGGTTCAGCGGGTGGTGCAGCGGGTAGTGCAGCGGGTAGTGCAGCGGGTAGTGCAGCGGGTGGTGCAGGAATAGGTGCTGCAATAACAGGTGCGGCGGGTGCTGCGGGTCAATTCATAGCAGGGGCAACAGGAACCGCAACTGGAATAGCGGCAGGCACTGTTGGACCACCTACAGCGGCAGCTTTAGCGGGTTCTGGTCTTACATCTACTATTGCCGCAGGTGGAGCTAAACTTGTTGCGCTTGCTACTAATCCTGTGACTTTGACAGTTGCGGCAATCGCGACAGCTGCAAAACTGTTAGATGACAGCGGAACCATGTCTGCCAATGCAGGATTGATTACTGACCCAAGCATAAATTTAGGAGATAGAGGCTTTACTGTTCCTGAGTTTGCATCTGGAGCGCAATTCCAAGGGTTTAATCGCAGAGAAGACCAAGCGACAGCCAATAGTGTTGTCGAGGCTTTTGCTACGCTTGATGCAACATTAACAGCTGCGGCTAAGTCTGTAGGTATTACTCCCAATTTAAATGCAGCATCATTTGTCGGCAGTTCAGAGACTGGCAGAGGAATTGGAGCCTTCTTGGGTACTGCTAGTGAAGACGGAAAGACTAAAAGCGCAAGTCTCCAAGAACAATTAGATAGCTATGCTACGCAATGGGTGACTTTGGTAGGAAATCAAAGCGGAGTAGACCCATCCGTTATTGCTAATGTCATTGGTGAAGGTACTGCTGAAGGAATACTGTCGCGCACCCATCCTGACGGAAAACATCAAAGCGGTCTAAATTCTGTGCCATACGATGGATATATTGCTGAATTACACGCAGGTGAAAGAGTGCAAACTAGAGCGCAAGTAGCGGCTACTGACAGAATGTCTAGTGAAATGGTAGGATTGCGAAATAATTTGAACGAGCTAATGTTAGTCGTTGCCAAAGCAGTCACTAAAACTGCTCGTATCGAAGACCGTTGGGACAAGAATGGCTTGCCGCCAGTGAGGGCATAAGATGAAGGTTATTAAGTCCAATACAGTTACGCCTACCACTTTAACGGCTACTGATGTCCCAGAGAATGATGCTTCTGAATGGGATTCATCTACTAACTATCATGTCGGTAATCAAGCTATGGTTACGACCACAGCAAATGGTGCTGCGACTGCTACTCATAAAATTTATGTTTCAGTGCATAGTCAGTCGAATAACGACCCAACTATTGATGATGGCACGAACTGGACAGTAGTATCTAGCACGAACAGATTCAAAATGTTCAACGATGTTGTACAAGAACAAACAACGCAATCTAATATTATTGATGTAACTATTACTCCTGCTGTTGTGACTACCTCGTTGGCTGCTGTTAATGTCGATTGTGCAAGCATTACTGTAGTAGTCACAGACCCGTCTGAAGGTATTGTTTACAATCAAACCTTTTCAATGACATCGTATTCAGGAATTACAAATTGGTATGATTATTTCTTTACAGCTATAGATCGCAAACAAGAGTTAAGTATTTTAGGTTTGCCGCCTTATTCACAAGCAGATATTGATGTGACATTTAATGATTCTGGTGAAACTGCTAAAGTTGGCGCATTAGTTCTAGGGACTTCGGCAACTATCGGTGATTCACAATACGGTGCATCGTTTGGTATTATTGACTATTCACTTAAGTCAGTTGATGCTCAGGGCAGAACTACGGTGACCGCAGGCACTTACTCTGACGAAGCTGATATTGATGTTGTTATTGAAACCGGACGATTTGCAGAAGTTAAAAAGATTCTGACAGATTTGCGAACCACTCCAAGTGTTTGGATTGCAGAAGATAATACCGAAGGTACAATTATCTACGGATACTATCGTGAATTTGATGTATTACTCACAGGACCAGTAGTGTCTATGTGTACCTTATCTATAGAGGGCTTGACCTAATGACTATTCCAACGCTTACTACGCTACCAGTTGCACCTGCTAGAACTGACCCGCCTGCAACCTTTGTAACTCGCGCTGACGCATTCCTAGCTGCGATAGTAACTTTCCAAGGGGAAATGAATACGTCTATCGGAGCAATGAATACAGACATAGCTGGCGTTAATACTAATGTATTACTTGCCGAAGATTGGGCTACAAAGAACGATGCCGCTGTTTCTGGCACTGACTGGTCTGCTTTTGCTAACGCTTCCGGTGCTGCTCCAACAGGCTCGGCAAAGGCTTGGGCTACAACAGCGAACGGTGTGGTAGTAGCTGACGGAGAATACAGTGCTAAAAGCTACGCAGTAGATTCTTCGTCTAGCGCATCAGCTTCGTCGTCCAGTGCTTCGTCTGCCTCAACATCGGAAACAAATGCTCAGATATACGCTGCTGCCGCTCAAGCTGCCGTAGGCGTTCCATCTTTGAGTGGTAACGCAGGAAAAGCTTTATCAGTAAATACTGCCGAAGACGGTGTGGAATGGGCAGACGTAGACTCAGACCCGACACTTGGAACTTTAACCAAGACCTTCACAACTGGCGAAGTCTCTACAATCAATCTCACAAGCTCAGTGCTTGCGCCAGTGGTCAGTGTGACTAAAGAAGTTCCACAGTCAGGCGTGACTAACAACACTTGGGATGTTAATTCTACTACAGAGAATTACACGCGATTGAACTCTGCGCCTGCGACTACGTTGGATTGGGGCGTAGACTTAGCTAATGCTAGTTATGTGTCAGGTTTTAATATCGGAAGCCAAGAAACTGTAGCCCAAGGCTTGGCATTTAGTTCAGACGGCACGAAGATGTATATTGTCGGACTTGGTGTAGATACTGTATTTCAATATAGCCTTTCAACAGCATTCGATGTTTCTACTGCGTCTTATAACGCAGTAAGTTTTTCGGTAGCATCGCAAGAAACAACTCCTCTTGGATTAGACTTTAGTGCAGACGGCACTAAGATGTATGTGGTTGGCTACACAAATAGCATTGTTTATCAGTACTCTTTGTCAACTGCTTGGGATTTATCTACTGCTTCATACTCTAGTATATCTTTTGATTTGAATAGCCAAGAAACACAGGCGATATTTGTAAGCATAACTTCTAACGGAACAAAAATGTACATCCGTGGTTTTGATAACGGGAATGTATTTTATCAATATACTTTATCTACTGCTTATGACGTATCAACTGCTAGTTATGATTCAATTAGCTTTAATCCTTCAGCCAACGCCACAGACCCTAAATCATTGTCATTTAGCACTAACGGAACATTGTTATACATAATGGGAGGCGGTTCTGATGCTGTTTATCAGTATAGCTTGTCAACAGCTTTTAACATTAGCACTGCTACTTATGATTCCATTAGCTTTAGTGTTGCAAGCCAAGATAACCAACCTGCTGACTTAGCAGTTATAGGTAGTAAGTTATATTTCATTGGCGGTCAGAACACTTCTGTTTATCAATACTCTCTTCCTGCGGGTAATCTAGCACTCGGCACAGGCTCCTTCGCCTCAGCAGACGTAGGCAAGACCATCGAAGCTAACTCAGGCGTGTTTGTCTTAACAGCCACAGACGGTTCTTTTGTAGAGACTACAGCACCTACATCATACGCTCAAGTCGCATCAGGCTCTTGGGAGATGTACGGTGTTGTCTATAATGCTGCGGATGGGGATTTGCAGTTGAGTGGTGGGGTGTTTAATACCTTTGATGTTTCTACAGCATCTTATTCTCAGAGCTTTAGTGTTTCTGCTCAAGAAAACTCACCACAAGGAATAGAATTTAACACTGATGGTACTAAGATGTTTGTTATCGGAACTACAGGAGACGATGTAAATGAATATGCACTGTCTACAGGATTTGATGTTTCGACAGCTTCATTTACAGATTCTTTTAGTATTGCTTCTCAAGATGGCGTTCCATACGATTTAGCATTCAACACTGACGGAACAAAAATGTTTATTCTTGGCGAGGATACGGGCTACGTTTACCAATACACATTGTCTACCGGATTTGATGTATCAACAGCCAGTTATGATAGCGTTTCTTTTAACTTTGGGCCGCAAGAATCAGCGCCACACGGACTGACCTTTAACACTGATGGTACTAAGATGTTCATTGTTGGCTCTTCGGGAGACGATGTAAATGAATACGCATTATCAACTGGTTTTAATGTTTCTACAGCGTCCTTTACAGATGCATTTTCTGTCGGAACACAAGACACAAACCCACGAGATATAGCATTTAATACTGACGGCACGAAAATGTTTGTTGTGGGTCAAACTGGGCAAGACGTAAATGAATACGCATTAACTACAGGCTTTGATGTGTCTACAGCAAGTTATTCTCAAAACTTTTCTATCGGAACAGAAGACACGCAACCAAATGGGATAGCATTTAATACTGATGGAACAAAAATGTTCATTGTTGGTGCTACTGGAGATAATGTCTATGAATATAGCATAGGCACAACAGCCATCCCAACAGGCTACCAACCAGTACACACCACAGCCTCAACAGACACTACCTACTGGACTGACATCAACTCAATGACAGCAGACCAAGCCGCAGGTGACGGCAATGTCTACTACGCTATCTCTACAGACGACAGAACAACGTGGACTGTTATTGATAACACAGATGGCGAGAGAGACATTGTCAGGAACAACGGTGGTACTTGGCAGTACAACTCTAACGGCACATACGCTTCTGAGACTTGGACTAACGGCACGACTAACACAGAGTTAGCTACGTTGGCTGAGGCGATGGAAGGTGCTGTGGGTGGTTATGGGTTATCTAACGCTAGTTATGACTCGAAAAGTTTTAACACATCGTCTCAAGATACAAACACTACTGGAGTGGCTTTTAATATCACTGGAACTAAAATGTTTACAGTAGGCTCTACAGGAAATGATGTGAATGAGTACAACTTAAGCACTGCATTTGATATATCTACAGCAACATATTCTCAAAACTTTTCTTTATCTGCACAAGACACAAACATTGCTAATATAACATTTAACAATGATGGCACTAAAATGTTTATTACCGGAGGAGCAAACGATTCTGTTTATGAATATGCTTTATCAACAGGATTTGACGTTTCAACAGCAGCATACACAACTGCATTTTCTGTTGCTTCTCAGGACAATACTGTACAAGGAATATCATTTAACTCAGATGGAACTAAAATGTTTGTAGTAGGTTTGCAAAACGATTCTGTTTATGAATATAGTTTATCTACAGGATTTGATATTTCTACATCTTCTTATGTTCAAAGTTTTTCTGTTGCTTCAGAAGAAACTGCTCCAAGAGGCTTAGATTTTAACGCTTCAGGGACAAAAATGTTTGTTACTGGCATGACAGGAGATGATGTAAACGAATATATATTAAGCACAGCTTTTGATATTTCTACTTCATCTTTTTCACAAAAATTTAGTGTTGCTTCTCAAGCAACAGCTCCAACAGGTTTGTGTTTTAGCCAAGACGGAACAAAAATGTTTATCGTTAATGGTGATGCAGTAATTTATCAATACTCCACATCATCTTACACAAACCAAATGGACAAGACTCAACTAGACGCTGTTACAGACCCGAACCACATAGCTCTTGGTGATGACTTAGACTTATCCATTATCTTCAACATGACCAGTGGAACTACAGTACCTTCGTCAGACGGTGTAGCAATTAACTACGATGCTAACATCTTGAACCAAGGAGCTGTCTTAGGTACTGACTATAACTTTGACGCTCCTGCGGGTAACAAGGTTAGGATTACGGCGGTAAATGCTGCCAACTATAAAGTGCGTGTAGTTTAAGAGCGTGGCGAGTGATTCACGTTTTCGTTTTAATCATGACGATTGGTGGTTTGGAAGTAGCTGCTGACAACTGTGGCGAGTCCATGTGTTTTCGTAGCGTTGACACTTGTAACAGTTTTGCTGCAAAACTTCGACAGAGAAGTTCGCCAAGCACTTCTATTGGTATTACTACATACTGCAAGCCCATTCTTGTAGACCCTACGCAAGACGGCATAAAGATTTACTAATGGCTGCAGAGATAGTAGCAGCAGTACAGATATGCGCCTCTGCTTACCGCTTTATGAAGACAGCGGTTAATGAAGGCAAAGAGCTTGGTGACATGACCAGAGCTTTGAGTAAGTTCTGGGATGCGCGAGAAACAGTTAGTGTTTTAGAACAAAAAGCTACCAATCCTAGCAAGATAGAAAAATTGTTCGGCGGTAAATCAGTTGAGAGTCAGGCTCTTGAGATAACGCTACAAAAAAGAAAGGCTCAACAACTCGA